GAAGTCGGGGTGGAACGACGCCAAGCTGCAGTCAATGCGGCGGACACTGGGCTTGGCGGCAGCGGTCAGGATCAAGACCGCTACCAAAACATACAGCGCCAGGACCGAAGCCGCAAAGAGCAGGGCAAGCGCCTTCATGGCGCTTCCTTGATGAATACCCCCTCTTTGTTGAGGTAGCCCTTGCGATTCTTGATCTCGTTGTAGGCGTGGATCAGGCAGCGAGTAAGGTCCAGGTCTTCGAGCGCGGCGACATTGATCAGGCACACCAGCACATCGCCTATCCCATCTTTGATCCCAGGCATATCTCGTTTATTGACGGCGTCAGCCAACTCGCCCATCTCGCTGAACGCCTTCAACAGCTGTGTCTTGCTGTCGCTGTTGGCGATGATCCCGCGAGCCTCCGACCAGCGGATCACCTCAATCTCCACGGCTGAGAAGCTGTTCATAGGACCTCCGCCATGATCTTTTGAAGCTCCGCCTTGGCTGACTCCAGGGCACAGATCGTGTTTTCCAGCTGTTGCTGACACTCGGCAAACAGCCGTTGGTACTCCTCGACCTCGCGCTCCCACACCAGCGGGGTCAAGTCCGCAGGAAACTGCGCTGAGTTTGCCTGTCGCAGGATGTACTCACCTTCGGTCATCAGCAGCCCGGTGGCTGGGCTGTACCAAGCAACGGCTCTGCTCATCGCTCCACCTCCATCATCAAGATGCGACCGCGAAGGGTTTGGATTTGCTTCTCAAGCACCTCGATGTGCATCAAGGTCTTGAGGCTGACCCCACTTGGCACATGCTTGAGTTGCTCAATGGTCTGCCGTATGTCTGTGAACAGCTGTTCGGTTACCTTGTCCATCTCAGAACTCCGTTTGTTGTGACTGCTGGAAAACTGGGCACCCATGCGCGACGTTGCAGTAGCTGGTGCAGCGCCTGAACTCGCCAGGGCGGTGTTCGACGAAGTGGTCCTTGCCGCCAGCCGATGCAGCTGACTCAGCCTCTTCGCGTGACTCGTACAACTTGATGGCTGTCTTGCGTCCGTTCTTCTTTAGGGCAAAGACAGACGGCTGCATCCAGCGCTCCTCGTCCGTGCATGGCGGAGGGTTTGCGTCTTGGTGAGCCTTGACCCTGGCGAGCATGAACTCCTCGGCGTCGAACACGTCCCACACCGGGATGTCCACCGTTGCGATGGGAAGCTGCGGGTACTCGGGGTCGCGCTTGGCTTGCGTCATCTGGTGGTCGCGCAGCAGGGCAATGATCCTCAATGCTTTCACATCCATACCATTGCGGATTGCAAGAACGCGAAGCAGGTTCAGTTGCTGCACCCACTCTGTCTTGGGCTCATCTCCCTTGACCGACCAGAATGTGGTGAACTTGTAGTCCATCAGGACGCCGTCCTCGAAGAGGTCGTATTGACCTGATACGGTCCAACCGTTGATCTCGGCGAAGAGCCGGTTCTCAACATCTGATCCAAGCTTCAGACCGGCGCGCTCAAGGATGCCGTGACCGATCTGTCCGTACAGCGAGAACAGTCTCTCGGCAACATCCTCTTGTGGCTCAACAGCTGTTCGCAGCTGTCGCTGGTATGGGGGGGAGATCAGCTGGGTGACGCTGATGTCGGACTTGCCCCGCGTGTAGGGGTCGTTTTGCACGGCGAGTACAACCGCCTTGGGAAGGTTCAATTTGTTGGTCAGCATGGCTCACCTATGGTCAGTTCGTTGTGGGATTGGATGGACCTGATCAAGCCATCCATCGAAAACAGTTCACTGGCGTGGACGGCAAGACGTTCTCCGTAGCCGAAGTTGCGGATGCCAGCTTTGTGGATGAAGTCTTCTCGGCTGAGCGCCCCACGGATCAAGACAGTTGTGTCGTCGCGGTCGACGTTACAAAGAATGCCGAAGTCGCAGCTAAGCTTGTCTTCGTTATCAAAGTACAGGAAGTTTTTGGTCGCATTACTCAAGTGCGTCTTCACTTGGAGGGTCTCGCCATTGATCACTAGATCAACGCCGCCATCGCCGCCCGCCAGGACCGTTGTGTCGACTGGTATGCAAAGCGCCCTGGCGACGGCGACCTCACCCATGAATCCGTAAAAAGCAATCTCCCAGTCGGTACGCTTGCGGTCGTACTTTTGAGTCTTAACCGCAAGCTCCCTCTTGTGTTGCTGGCGCCGCGTCGTTATGACATAAGCCATCTCAAGGTCCAGGTCGTGCAGCCTAATGCGCCACATGCCCAAACAACGACGACAGCTGTTCATGCAGCTGCCGCGCCTCCCGGATGGTGAACGACACAGTCTTGCCAGAAACGGGGAAGGAGATGGTGGGCGACAGCGTCGTTGCTTGTGGCAACTCGGCAAGGCGCTCACCCTCCGCCCGCTTCTTGCGCTTGCTGGTCTTTTTTGCAAGGGGCAGGACCAGGGACTCAAACCCTGGGAGGGTGCTATCGGAGTGGACGTACTCGTAGAAACGCCCGCCCCGCTCGTACATGCGGTCATGGGAGCGACGCTTCACCTGCTTGGTCTTCCAGAGATCGGTCAGCGCAGAGGCGACGGTCTCAATTCGGACGCCAAGCTCCTTGGCAATTTGCTTGCTGGTGATCGGCGTGTGGTTTTGCTGGACCATCTCCAGCACCTTGAGTCGTGTTGTCATAGTGTCCTCCTCAGAACGGTCTTCAGAACGGGATGTCGTCGTCTTGGTCTGACGACGGACCGGGGGTGCCAACAGCGTCGACCTGCTGGAACTCGGGGCTCTTCTTGATCATTTCCTGGTAGAACTTGGGCACCTTCTGGAAGGCTGACTCGTCCCAGTCGTTGATCGAGAAGTACAGCTGCTCGTTGGATGCGGGAGGAGAGGTCATCCCGTCTGGCACCGGCATCACAGAAGCCACGTTCGCAAACTCCTTCTCGCCTTTTTGCGCGTGGACGATGTTGATGAAGCAGACCTTGCCGAGGATGTTCTTCAGGTCGAAGCCCTTGCGCTCAGCCTCGGTAAACTTCTTGCCGCGCCAGGATTCGAGGACCGTGCGCAGCTTCGCCTTCTCATGCAGGGATACGGTGTACTTCTCGTTGATGGTGTACGGGCGTCCGTCAGCCATCGTCTTGCCAAGCTCCCAGCTGATGAGGCATTGGTGAGCCATCTTGGTCTCGCCCATGACCGAGAAGGTCTGGGTGCCCAGGTCAATCACCCGGAAACACCGGGCGGCAAAAGCCCCAGCGGGGGCGAGTTCGAAGGTGCGGTCTGTACCAGTGTCTTTTGCGATCAAGCTCATTTCGGATTTCCTTTTGCAGTTGAACAATGTCAAACGGGATTGTTTCTCCTCGAACAACTGCTGCTCCAGCAGCTGTTCTTGGTGGTGCCAGCCTTGACCCCCGTCGTCTTCAAGGTAGATGGATTCGTCCATGACCAGAGACTTTAGCTACAGGAAAGTCGTTTGTCAATACCTTCCGGTATTGTCAGGAAGCAACGCTTTTTGTTTGCCACTCAAAGCAGCAACATGGCGGTAGTTGCCATGCCGTGAAAGCGGCTTCCGGGTCGCCGAGCGCGACCCGTTTTTTCAGAGCATGCTGCAGCCCCAGACGCAGAGGACCCGCCCAACGATAGGCAGCTTGGTCATCGCCTTGGAGTTGACGGCGCGGGGCTCATAGGTCTTGTCGTCAACGGACAGCTGGAACTGGGTTGGCGACAGCTGTTGTATCCGCTTGAGGGCGGTTGTTCCGTCTGAATTTCTGACGACGTAAACGCCGTCGCTGTTGAAGGCTTTGACCCCCAGGTCAACCCAGATGAAGTCGTTGACCTTGATCGTCGGAGCCATGCTCGACTCTTGCTGAACGACGATGATCAGGTTTGCTGTGCCGGAGACTCGGATTCGCAGGGCGGGGTCGTCTGTTGGTACGGTCAGGCAGGAGTCCGGCTTGAGTGGCGGCGTGTCTGGGATTGCCCACGGCAAGTACGTGATGGGGATCGTTGCCGTCTTGCGCTCGCCGACTCCGCGAGGGGCGTCTAGCCAGCCAGAAGGAAGCGAAGCCTTGACTTCGATGTCCCGCGCCAACTTCTCCCCGATGTTCCTTCTGTAGTCTGGGTTGTCAGTCAGCACAAGGTTGATCAGGTTGGGGTTCTTGCCGGTTGCCCTGCAGAAAGCCGCCCTGTTCCCCCCGAACTTCTCCTCTATGTACGCCACCACGTTCAAGCGGCGGGTCTCAAACACATCCATGTTGCTTCCTTTTACCCTCTAGTACACCACTAAGGGATTCCGCTAGTGTAAGACCGACCAACCAGGAAGGCAAGACTTGATACCGAAAAGGATTGACTCATGTGTGACACATGCTAAGATGGCGAGCAATACCGAAAGGTATTCTTCAAGGAGAACCGTACCCATGAACACAACCGTCATCGAAGACGTGCCGCAGGTGACCCACTTCGAGGAGGCTGCGCAGCCGCAGCAGCCAGAGGGCGCACACAAGGCGTTGATCCGCTCGCTGTCGCAGCTTGATCGAGATCGTCTCGGTCACATGGCTGGCGTCAGTGGAACCTACATCACCGCGCTGATCTACAGGGCAAACACCGTGTCGCTGCCGATTGCGATTGCCATCGACAAGTTCACCAACGGCGCGATTGACTTCCGCAGCCTGCTCTACAGCAACGACACCATCGACTGGGACTTCGTCAAGCACAAGCTCAACAACTGAGCGATTGTCTACATGCTGCCCGGTTGGTGATTGAGACGACAGGGCTGGGCGGCGATACCCCTACTGGTTGTCAGCGGTGGAACAGGGGACACATGGGCGGCGAAGCCAGCACCCATCCGCGAAGAGGCTGGCGAGTCATGCGGCTCCGGCGGGGATGGCATGTAAAGGGCTCGGTCTAAGGCTGAGTCCGCCCACCAACGGGGATACAGGAGCCAGGAAGCAATGTCTGTAGGACAACACGCCGGGTGCTGTAGGACTATGCCTACCCTTTAGGTGTAAAAACTTATCAAAGGGGATTGTCAAAAAGCAATTCCAAATGTAGGATTACTTTCCCTTTTGAGGACACCATGAAGGAGGCGTCTATGGAAACCCTGGAACATTTCCCAGTAAGCGTAGTTGAGGAAGGTGGTGTATTCACCATCCAGCAGCAGGTTGGATCGACAGCTGATGACGTTGTCACGATCTGCATTACAGCCGACCAAGCCAAGCAGGTCGGCAAATTCTTGATAAGGGTGAGAGAGCCGGTCGAGGAGTCGCCAGATGCGGCGGTTGGCTTCGACGAGTTCTGGTCTCAGTACCCCAGAAAAGACGCGAAAGCTCGCGCCTTGGAGGTGTGGAAGAGGCACAACCTTGGCTCCAAGCGCGAGGTCATCCTCGCTCATCTCGCCGCGATCAAACAAACACCTCAGTGGACTGACCAGGGCGGTCGGTTCGTTCCCCACGCCGGTACGTATCTCAGCCAGAAGCGGTACTTGGATGAGGTTGAGACCGAAGACTTCAGCAGCTTCAAATGATCGACCCGACCAAGCTCCCATTCGGTGGCGAGACCATTCTCATGTCGCGCATGCGCAAGCTGGCGCCGGAGATGGTCTTCGTCTCTTTGCTGCCCGCTCGCATGCGCATGAACACGGAGCCATACGCATTTGTGAGGGCGATCCCAGGCAAGGATTACGACTGGCGGTTTTTGAAGAGCCTGCCCACCGTCGTTGTCTGCAACGCTGAACAGGCGAAGATGGGTCTGTTCGAACAGCTGTGCGGGGAAGCCAACCCAGTGCAGGCTTGGTTTTACGACGAGGTAAAGGGCTACGACGTGAGCTACCTACCGACGCCGGAGAGCATCGAGCGACCCCGCGATCAGTGGGTGTGGACCCTGGAATTCTTCCCCTGGTTCCGGTCGATGAATGAAGAGTGGGCTTTGTGGATACATGAATCGATGAGTGAGAGTGCGTATGTTTAAGACGGTCCCGGACTCATTCGATTTCGGTGCCTACCTCAAGCAGCAGGAGAGCAAGGCGCACACGATGCGCAAGCCATCCGACTTCGTGGAAGAGACGCTGCAGCGGATGTATGGAGACAACTCAAGCGTCTTTGCCAAGCTGCCCTGGGGAAACCTGAATCTGCAGTTCAAGCCTGGAGAGGTCACCCTCTGGGCTGGTGCGAATGGGCACGGCAAGTCACTGATCATCAGTCAGGTTGAGCTTGGCTTCATGCAGCAGGGATACCGCTGCGGCGTTGCGTCTTTCGAGATGCTGCCCGAAGCACTGAACAGCCGCATGATTCTTCAGGCTGCTGGGGGCTTGCCCTCACCCCAGTACGCGAAGGACTTCATCCACTGGGCAACAGACAAGCTCTGGTATGCGGACGTCAGGGGCACCGCCTCGATGTCTGACGTGCAGGGCATCGTCAAGTACGCCGCGCTTGAGAACAAGTGCCACCACTTCTTCATCGACAACCTCATGTGCTGCGTCTCGGGCGAAGACGACTACAACAGCCAGAAGGATTTTGTCTTCAAGCTCTGCGAGATGGCGAGGGCGCATGAGATTCACATTCACGTTGTCCACCACATTCGCAAGCTTGAGTCTGAGGAAAAGATTCCAGGCAAGTACGACATCAAGGGCACTGGCGCCATCACTGACCGCGTTGACAACGTCGTCCTGGTCTACCGCAACAAGATGAAGGAGCGCGTGGTCAAGGAGGAGGGCGCGAAGGCTGAGAACGAGCGGCGCATGAAGGACGGCAAGCCTTTGCTCGATGACGCGAAGGCATGGAGTGATGCCCAGGTCATCGTCGTCAAGAACAGAGACGGCGGCGAGGAGGCAACTGTCCGGCTTTGGTATCACAGCGAAGGCAACAGCTTCCATGAGCGTCAGGTTCAGGGCAGACCGCACGGATTCGAGGTCCCGAGATACGTTCCGCCAGGTCTGGTCGCGAAGGAAACAGGAATCCTGGTCGAGGAACAGCTGTCGTGAGCGTCGAGCAGACCTGTCCTCCATGCCACGGCAACTGCTACCAGGGGCGCAGGTGCCCTGCTCGCAAGAAGGTCAGGAACATGCAACCAGGACAGCTGTTCACGCTGCTGCGGACAGGCGAGGTGTACGAGTTCATCAGGCGCGAACACGTCACGCCGAGCGGCACCAGACACGTAGTCTTGAAGCGCGGCGAGTCGAGAGAGACAGCGCTTCACCACTCATGCCACGTAGTTGGATTGGAAGGGTGAGGAGTCGAATGATGAAGTTCACACAGGCTGACAAAGATTATTTCGCTGCGGTCCGCAAAGAAAAGCCGCATGTTGACCAGCTGTTCAAGGACATCCGCTCGCTGATGGACCAGTTCCCAGGAAGCAAGATCACGTACTTGAACGTCGACGGGAACGAATGGGGCGAGCCGAGCCCTCCTGGTGTGCCCGTGCCCGCAAAAGATTGCCCAGAAACAATACCGAACGCTAAGCAACAACAGCGAACAGCTGTTAAGTCGAAGCGCCCAACAACCAAAGCCGAGAAGTACCGGCAACTGATGCGCTACAAGGAGTGAGGAGTGGACGCAGAAAAGATTGCATTCCAAGGCGAGGTCATGCTGCTGCAGTGGGCGGAGTCATCCACTCGCGGCAGGACAGTGACCTTCTTGCTTGACGACGAGGGCGAAGCACACCCGTTCAGAGACTTCACCATCCGCCAGGGTAAGCGAGCGGGGCAGAGGTTCATGGCGGTGCTTGTTCAGATTGGCGACGACGAGCAGGCTGTTGAACATCCGAAGACGCTGTCGCAGCAGGCGTTCCTGCTTTGCCGAGACCCGGAGTTCTACAACTGGGCAAGCGCCAGGAGCTTCGACTCAATCTGCGACGAGCCATCTGCTCGCAACTACATCTGCTCGATGCTTGGCATCAGCAGTCGATCGCTACTGGACAAAGACCCCGCTGCTGCAGATGGGTTCAGACGCTTGATCCTCGCTCCGTTCAACGCTCACCGCGCTGCGGTCTCCCCAAGCCTATGAACTGGCGCAGCCGCAAGCTTCTTGATCACTTGCACGACGCGCCGTTCTGCTTTGTCTGCAGGTGCCACGGCGACGGGACCAACATCGTCCCCGCCCACAGCAATCAGCTAAGAGACGGCAAGGGCAAGGGCATCAAGGCTCACGACTACCGAGTCGCTGCGGTCTGCAACAAGTGCCACATGGAAATCGACCAGGGCAAGAACTGGAGCCTGGAAGAGAAGCGCCGCGCCTGGGAAGAAGCCCACCGAGACAGCATCGCGTGGCTCATTGAAGACGGGAGGCTCAGTGTTCGATGAACTCACCGTATCTGCAGAGGTTTACGTGCGCGATGTGTGGGAAGCCGTCGCCCACCCAAGGATCAAAGCTCACCTACGTCTTGTCTGTTGGCAGGCGAACACGGGTGTGCAACAGCTGTTATCAGAAGAAAAGGAAGAGTGATGGGCAAACTACAGCGAGATCGAGGAGCCTCGACGGAAAGGGAGATCGCAACCTACCTCAGCGACCAGTTAGGGGTGGCGGTAAAAAGAAAACTGGGACAAGCAAGGGACAGCGGAGAGGACATCAACGTGCCGCCGTTCCGGATCGAAGTGAAGCGACGCAAACAGCTGTCAGTGATCAATTTCATGCGGCAGTGCGAAGCTGGGTCCGTGGCAACCGAGATACCAGTGGTGGTGATGAGAGTTGATGGGGACACGCGACCGCTTGTGATGTTGAGGCTCGACCAGTTCGTCCACATGATGCGTGACCGCATCGTAGGGGGTGCGGATGGCGACGCATGAGCGCATAGGTTCAGCGCTCAACAGCGGCAACCTCAAGGCTGACGAGCTACATCACGACATCGAGATCGTTGCCGCGCTTGCGTTCGCCTCACGGCTTGGCTCTACGCTGCAAGCCCTTCGCTCTGCAGGTCACAACAGCGAACTACAGAACAGCATCGAACTGCTGTCGAACACATTGATCCGCTCCGGTCGAAGGAAGAGGATCGGCATTGGTCAGGATCGAGCAGCCATCATCGCGCAGCAGGCGTTGCTTGAATGGATGATCCGAATTTGCAAGGCATGCAACGGGACTGGGACAAAGCTCAACAGCTACGCGCCGCCAAACAAGTTCAACGTGCCAAAGCGCAAGGCGTCGGACAGCTGTTGGCACTGCAACGGAACAGGTCTATTCATGCCAACATGGAAATGGCGGGCGCAGATGATGAAGCTTGGACCCGATGAATCAAAGGACTGGTGGGAGAAACGCATCGAGTTCGCAAAAGAGATAGCGGATGATGCATACGCTGCCGCGCGCCGCAAGGTAACTCAACAGCTGTTGGAGTTGCTGGAGTAGTGCGCAAGCGAAGCAAGTACAGACCGAAGCCCATCACACTGAACGCCTGGGAGAGAGTGATCCAGGGGGTGCAGCCTATCGCGCACCAGTTCAGCGACGCGCTTACGGTTCTGAAGATCAAGCACTACGCGGCGCTTGATTCAATCAAGAAGGGCAGAGCGGGCAAGCATGAGGTTGACATACTCATTGCCTGCTTCAACATCTCTGAAGCCTATGCGCGGCACGGTCTCGGCGCTGAGTTCATGCCCGAGATCAGACAAGCCCAGCTTGCAGTCGAGGCGATGGTTGAGAGAGCCGCCAAGCACAAGCGATATGGGTGCAGCGGCGCTGAGATGAACGCCATCGCAACAGCGCTCGCTGTTCACGACGAACAGCTGGACAACAGCACCGTCAAACAGCTTGAGGACATGGTCGCATTCGTTGAGAGCGAGATCGCTGCGGGCAGAGCGCAATTGCTCCGGATGCCCGCAAACGTAGATACGGAAAAACCCCCAGAGCAACAGCCATAACAGCTGTTGCGCCGGGGGTTGTAAATGTGCATAATCGGCAGAAGGACTATCCAACAAATCCAATTCCGTAGGTCCTGCTTATAGTGAAACAGCCCCCAGGAAATTCCCCGAGGGCAATATCAAGCAGGACTACGCGACAGGGAACTTCTCGGCGACATCGTCGAACGCCCGTTCAAGCACGGGGTGGGTTCCAGCCAAAGCCACGCGCATAGCCAGCAGGTGCCGGTAATACCGAGCCACCTTGTCCGCATCCCAGCCAGACCTGGGCAGGTCTGAGAGGTTGCAGTAAATGTCGGCAAGCTTGATCAGCCTAGCCACTGGGCTCATCGAAGGGACTCTCTCGATCATCCGCCGCCTGCGGTCTGGCATGTTGGCTGGGAAGGTCAACTCGACCACAAGGTCTGCGACCTCCTCGCCTACAAGCTCGATGAGTTCCGAAGGCTTCATCGGGGTGTCCTCGATTACGTCATGCAGCAGGGCTGCAGCAACAGCTGTTTCGTTTCCGCCTGAAGCGCGGACAACGGCGGCGACCACCATCGGGTGGGCAATGTACGGCGTGACACCGTCAGCCCTGACAGCCTCGCGGTGAGCGCGCTCGGCAATGACCAGGGCAAGTTCATCGATCTTCATGCTGGCTCCTCAATAGGTGAGCCCAAAGCGGGCGTTGTATGCGGTGTAGAAGGCGATGATGAAGTCCTCCACTTTCTGGGTGTCCAGGTCGGCGGTGAAGAACTGGTCGCCCATGTAGGGGTTGACCGGGTTGGGTTGCGGGATGCGCCCCACTGCCCAGGCGTAAGCAGATCGCGGTCCACCACGTTCGTCGTGGATGAATGACAGCATCTGCAGGTCCGAGTCGCGCGAAAGGTCGGCGCGAACGGCGGGGTCGTTGAGTGACTGGATGGTCATGCTGTTGCTCCTTGTTGAACGGTTGTTGAAGGGGGCGCGAGCCCCCAGGGTTAGATGACGCGGCGCTGATCGCGCGACTCCAGCTGCTTGACGACACCCTTGAGACCCGTCTTGTGGAGCGAGTCCAGGCTGACTGGAGAGCCGACCGGGTAGGCGCGGGCGAACTGCTGAGCGCTGACGTGGATGCCGAAGCCAATCACGTCTACGCCGTACAGCTTCCAGGCTCCCTCTCCTAGGCGGCGCATGTCGGCAACGTCTCCGCAGCCGTCGGTGACCATGATCACAACCTTGCGCTTGTGCGGCATCTCGGACAGCTGTTCGACAACCGTCTTGCATGCCTCATAGTCAGGGGTGCCCATGTCAGGCAGTCGTTTCATCACTTGGAAGTGATGGGCGACTGACTCGCAGCGGTCAGCGAACCGCTTGGCGACCACCAAGGTGCAGTCGCTGTTGCCTTGAGCCGAGTGCCAATCGCCTCGCATGTCGTAGCCGCCCGTGTAGACCGGATACCTTGCGTTCTGGAACCCGACAACCTCGACGTCAGCGCGAGCGCCTTCGCAAGCCTGGGCGATGGTCCAGGCGAGGTCGACTGCAGAGTCGATGGTGCTGCCCTGCATCGAGCCGGACAGATCGATGACAACCGACACGGCGGTGTCGATGCCCTCAGCAAGCCAGCGACGCTTGAAGACTTGTTCGCTGCCAGCCAGCATGCGCGGTGCGCGCTTGCCGTCGAAGCGACCGCCCATCGCGCCGCCGTCCCAGCCGCAGCGCTCCGGAGCCTTGAGGACCCGGTACAGCTGAGCCTTGAGAGCAGGCATCGCGTGGCGGTTGAGCTTCTTGAGGTGCGACTTGCGGGTCTTGTCGGTCAAGTCCTGCAGCTTGCTCCACTTGCGCATCTCGCTGCGGTTGGCAACCGGGACAGACCGGAGCGTGACCGCATCGCGGGTGCGTTCGCGAATCGACTTGAAGACATCGTCGACCTCGGGCTCGGGCTTGATGACCTTGCCCTCATCGAAGTTGTCCTGCTGATCCAGGGCTTGGAACGGCTCGCCAACACTGTCACCGCCTTCGTCGTCGTCCGAGTCGGACTCCGGCAGGGCGCTGAGAATGCTGTCGTCAGCCTCTGGTGCCGCCTCGGCAGCGCCAGCCATCTGCTCCGCAAGTTCGTCGCGCTCCTTGGCGTCAGCCTCAGCTGCGGCTTGCTCCTCGGGAGACAGCTGTTCATCGTTGTCGTCGAACCCGTCGCCGTCGCCGTCGCCGTAGTTGTCGGCGTCAAAAAGGTCGCGATCAGGCGGCGACCAGTGACCGCTGGGACCGTCTCTGTCGGGCTGTTCCTCCTCCAGTTGACTCGGCAGAGCGGACTCGGCGGGGTCGCCGTCCTGATCGCCCTCGCCACCCGGTATCGAGATGCCCTCGCCATCCTGGGGCTCGCCCAGGGGAGGGGGAGCGGCTGGGCGGCTGAGGGCGTCCGGGTTGATGCGCAGCCAGCCATCCAGGAACTGCTGAGCCAGACTGAGCGAGACGGCAGAGCCGGAGCGGTCGAGCGGGGCAGACTTGATGCCGTCCGCAGCGGCTGCGTAGAGCGACTGGTACGGCTCCGGGATGCGAGACAACAGCTGTTTCGCGAACCCGTTGCCATCGCCCAGAGCGGCGCGTGAGACCAAAGCCAAGGCGAATGGGGCGCTGTTGATTGACGTCGGGTTGAAGTCGCCGCCAGCAACGATCTTGCTAGTGAACTTCGACATCAGGCGCTTGAACATCGACCGCGCACCGCGAGCCTTGCCGCTGGCAATGACCGCATGTTCGATGCGCCCATCCTCGATCCCGTTGTACAGGTAGTGGATGAGCGCAGCCTTGCCGCTGGTGACCTTCGCCTCGGTGTAGGCGACGTGTCCGATCTCATGCAGCGTGTACGCGCTGATCAGGTCCGCCTCGCGGCGGCTGACCAGGGCGTTGTCGGGCATCTCTGGGTAGTTGATGCGGAAAGCGCCAACCCAGTCGCCAGCGCCAGCCTCCCAGGCGGCGTAGGCAGTCTCGCCGTGGAAGGTTGCGGAGCCAGCGCCGGATTTGAACCGGAAGCCCAGGTTGCCTAGTTGCTTCTGGGCGTGGACAAGCGCTGCAGCCTTGACGCGAGCGCCAATGATTTGATTTGCCATGTTGACCTCCAGGTTAAGCAGCCAGTGACATTTCGCCGTCGCTGGTCATGTTCGACCAGCCGGGGTCGGCAGCAGGGGCGTTGCTGTACTTCTGCGGGTTGAGAGCCCGTTCGATGGCAACGTCCGAGACGTTCGCCTTCCAGAGTTGCTGCAGGACCTCTGCAGACTCGGGAGAGGCGCGGTTGACCATCGTCTCCTCGAACGCCTTGCGGTACTCCTGACCGTCGGTCAGACCCTCGGCGAGGTAGAACGCCTCGCGCAGGGTAGGAATGTGATCAAGCTGAGCCTGATCGCCAGCCTGACGGCAGACGGTGAGGAAGCTGACGATCACCTCCGCAAGCTCGACGGTGCAGCCAGAGCGCGCGGCAATCACCTTCGACTCAAGCTCGGGCTTCAGGTAGCTGAAGACCAGGGTCTTGGCGAAGCGGTTGACGAACGCGACGTTCTGCTCGCGAATGCCGACGTACATGCCAGAGAAGTCGCCGCGACCGTTCGAGTTGTCGGCAGCGAAGAAGCAGACGCCGGGAGCCTTGCGAATCACCTGCCCGGTCTCGGGCACCGTAACAGCGCCGTCCGGCTCCAGGGGAGCGTGGAGGGCTGAGAGGTACTCGGGGCGGGCGAAGCTGACCTCATCGAGCAGGATCACCGCGCCAGGGCGCTGCATGCCGCGAAGCACGACGCCTTCCTGGTAGACGGTGGAGCCGTTCTTGACGCGCTCGCCGCCGATGAACTCATAGCGCTCAGCGCCGGAGTCGAAGCTGATCCGGATGAAGGCGCGACCGAGACCCGCGCAGAGGTTCTTGACGAACTCGGTCTTGCCAGTGCCAGCGGGACCAGCCAGCCAGACGTTGCGTCCGCGCTTGATCGCGACTGCAGCGGAGTGCAGGGCGTCGATGTCGAACTTGTAGAGCGGGTCCAGGGTCGGAGCAGCCGGGTCATTCCAGACCTCGATCTCGGTCGAGGCGAGCTTGCCCCGGACTCCGAAAATCTGACCCAGGGTTGCGACCCGGACCGGCTTGATCTCGGGCAGCTGTTCAACAGCTGGCGCTGGAGCAGCAGCCTGGACCGCCCAGGAGCCAGCGATCAGCCCCAGGGACTGGACCGCGCTGGTGACCGACTCGGCGGAACACGACGCCAGGGCGTCGAGGTAATCCTCCTTGGAGTTGCGAGCCATGTCTCGCCCCTTGCCAGTGACCCGGCGCAGGACTTCGTTGAGTTGCGGCTTCGAGAGATGCTGAATTTCCATGATGACCTCCAATCAAAGGGCGAGACCAAGAACCAGCAGCGCGTAGATCAGCGCTGCGGCGGCAAAAAACTGCAGGACAGAAAACAGCTGTCCGACAAGGAAGCGCAGCAAACGGTATCGTTCGCGGCGACGCAAAGTGCGGGTGATCGTCTGGGCGGCGTTCATCGCGCCTCCAGTGCCGCCTGCAGGTCGGCGTAAGCAGAGGACAGCGTCACGCTGTAGCCAAGGTTGGCGATGGTCGCCAGCGCCTGGGGCGTGAAGGTCTTGGTGCCAGCAAGCTGGGCGAGCAGCTTGGCGGTTTCGTTGACGGGGTAGACGGTCGGGCGACCGTAGACCTCGCGAATGTGGACAACGCATTCCATGTCAAATCTCCGCAGTTGGTAGGGCGTTAAACAGGGACATCTCGACGTCGAGCGTGACCGTATGAGTGGGGTCGACAGCGACGACGGCGCGAACGTGGGGCTCGGCGAGTTCCCCGGCGATATGCTCATGGAGCATCGAGAAGGTCACCGGGTACTTCTGGTCAGCGTCCAGCTTGGCGACCCCGTCGGGGTTGAGTTGGCGGTTGAAGCCGATCTTGTTGCCAGCGATGGTCGCGGCGAGCAATTGAGCCCAGGTGAAGTACTTGATCTTTCGCATGTTCACTCCTTGACGTAAGAGGGGCAGAGGGCGGCGGCAGCAGCGCTGAACAGCACCAAAGCCGTAAAGACGGACAGCAGAACCAGCAAGAAGGAAAGCATTGAGAGCCTTTCATGCGCTGGGAACCGCCAACGCTCGGTAGGACAGGGCGTCCGCACTTACCCACCACGGTGGGCAAGGTCTGAAACCCTGTTGCAGCCGGGTCAGAAGATCGGCTGGGACGGTGGGATTTCCGGCGGGCTGGTCGAGCGCTCTTTACGGTCGGGTTAGCTCACCGTCTCTGGCGTCTTGCCGGGACCAAACCGACTCTCGCCTACCAGGACATTGCTCGGTCGCCTGGAACCCAGTCCCCAGTCGCGTCGGTGGCGGGGACAACAGACACAAAGAACATCACCGACACCCGAATCTTATCGTTCGGTATTGCTGCATGTCAATACCAAACGGTATTCAACAGATGTCGAACAGTTGTTTCTTTGCAACATCAAGAGTGAAACAAGGAGTGAAGCCATGAAGAAAGCAGTGAAGGTCCCAGTGAAAGCCGTCAAGGGGTACGCAAAGGGCGGTCCCATTGGCAAGTTCAAGCCCTGCTCGGGCTGCAAGAACGCCGCTGCCTGCGCCAAGGCTGGCAAGTGCATGAAGGGCGGCTGAGAGTGAAGCCTGGGCTGTACGCGAACATCAACGCCAAGCGCGAGCGGATCGCCAAGGGCTCCGGTGAGCGCATGCGTCGCCCAGGGGAGAAGGGCGCCCCGACTGACGCCAACTTCAAGGAAGCCGCCAAGACAGCCAAGATGGCGAACGGCGGGATGGTGAGCAAGAGGGCGAAAAAGTGCTGATGTGAGCGCCTTAGGCTTCTACGTTGTCGGCAACGCCCGGTTCAGTTCAAAGGTCGACGCGCTGCTCTACGGGGCGGCAACCAACCAGCAGGTGGGCTGGTGGTTCCACGATGAGGTGTTCGGCGCCTACGACTGGACGGTCGAGCCAGAGCAGAGCCTGGATGACCTGTACGCAAAGCGCGCCCGCCAGCTTCGAGAGAGCTACGACTACCTGATCCTCAGCTACAGCGGGGGCGCAGACACTCACAACGTCCTGGAGACGTTCCTTCGAAACAGCATCCACCTGGACGAAGTTGTCTGCAACCACCTCACCGAGGCAACCCAGCGCTGGACGGTGCTTGATCGCTCGGTGATTGCGCCTTGGAACTTCGCCGCCGAGCATGCGCTGCAGGCGGTGCCCAGGCTGCAAGAGCTTGCCACCAGGGCGCCGAAAACGAAGATCACGGTTCTGGATGCCAGCAAGCATGTCCTGGACTCCATTGCTGAGATGGACGACCCAACCTGGGCGCTGCGGCGAAACGAACACCTAAGCCCAGGGCAGCTGTTCCGGTACGACTACTGGCACTGGGCAGAGATGATGAGGACCTTTGAGCGCGGGAAGCGAGTAGCGCTGATCGTTGGCATCGACAAGCCCAAGACAAGGATCGAAGACGGGCAGTTCTGGATGGTGTTCCCAGACGGTGGGGTGAACATCACAACGATCCGAGAGTGGAACGCGGACCATAGCAACGTGGAGACCGAGCCGTTCTATTGGTCGCCGACAGCTGTTGAGATGCTGTGCAAGCAGGCACACGTAATCCGCCGCTGGCTCAGGCAAAACCCGGAGATGGTGCGCCACTGGGAGCGCCCGAGCTTTCGAACCATACGTCGGGTGCATGAGCGGGTTCTGCGCTCAGTGGTCTACAGCACCTGGGACGACGGCTGGTATCAGGCGGACAAGAGCGACACCATGTGGAACACGGAGTTCGACACCTGGATCAGGCGCGACCCTCAGCACACGAAGGCAATGAGCAACTGGTGCCGTGGGCTTGCCTACCTCGCCCAGGTTCTGCCAGGGGGCTCGCTCATTGAGCGCCGAGGGATGCCAGACGGCATCAAGGCGTTCACCAAGAGGTACACGATAGGACAGGCATGAGATTCACTGAGAGGATTCCCCGTAGCGCGTTGAAGGTGATCACCTGGAGGGTGCTTGTCACGATCACGAACTTCGTCGGCGGCTGGCTTGCCAGTGGAAGCTGGAAGGTCGGTTTGGGCGTGGTGAGCTTCGCCCTGGTGGTCAACTCGATCCTGTACTTCGTCCATGAGCGCGCCTGGAACCGCTTCGATTGGGGGCGCAGAGAGTCGGGAGAGTTGAGATGAACGAAGAGCAAGAGCGCGAAGAGCGCGAAGCTGCCAGGAAGAAGGCAGCAGAGAAGAAGCGCCAGCAAAAGGACGCAGCAAGGGATCAGGCGCTGCAGGAAGTCGCCCTGGCTGAGAAAAACGCCCATGAGCAGCTACAGCTGGCACAACAGCAGGCAACAGCTGTGCAAAGCGTAGGGGGAGAGAACAGCACCCAAACAGCTGTCATGGGCAGACCAAGCGAATACACAGACGAAGAGGCAGATCGCATCTGCGCCTGGATCGCAGAGGGGAGATCACTGCGCAGCTACTGCAGGCTGGAGCATCGAGGGCTCGACACTGTCTATCGGTGGTTACGGGAAAGGAAGGACTTCCGGGAGCGGTACGCGCGCGCACACGACGACCGCGCCGATTCCCTGGCTGATGAGATCGTCGACATCGCCGACGAAGCCGCCACTGGCAGCATGGAGGAAATCCAGGCAGCACGGCTGCGCGTGGACGCCCGCAAGTGGGTCGCAAGCAAGCTCAAGCCGACGAAGTGGGGCGATTACCAGGGCGACACCGCCAAGACGAACGTCATCTTCAACATTGGCATCCGCTCTACCCACAGTCAGCCGCCCACAATCGACTGCAACCCCGCGCCAGTGCTGGGGAGTCGACCGGGCATTGAGTCCGGTCCTCTACTTCCAGGCTGAACAGCGGCAACAGCTGTCGGACAGGGCGTAAACGCGCGCGTTGTCGTGCGCGGAGTCGCGGCGGACCCGCGAGCGCGCGAGGCGGCGGGGTTGGGACCCACCACATACCCACCCTCACACGCACTTGGCGCCTTTTTATAGCGAAGTTAGCCGGTTTATCGCCTGACGATAACTTTGGCGCCCCATGCGGACCAAGACACCCCCTGGGGAGGGGGTATATGTTCGTTTTTCGCAAAATTTTGTGCATATCCGCCTTAAAGCGCGCAGAAATTGGAGGAGTTGGATGGTTGATCGTGAGCTTGAGGGCTACTTGAGGCAGTTTGAGCCCCTGAAATTTGTGGATGTGGGCTACAAAAGCCCAGAGGCTGAGGCGATTGCCCCCTTCCTGGTCACGATTTCCGGTCTTGTGAGCCTGTATGGCGCCGTTCACCGCTTTGAAGTCGATGTAGACCTGCGGGAAATGGGTTCAGGCAAGGATTTGGAGCGGCTTGCAGCCCTGCTGATTGAGTCGTTCGACCGCGCGGCTGAGCAGATCAAGCTGCATTAAGGGGGGGTTGATGGTCGATCTATTGAGTGGTGGTCTTTTGGGGTCAATTTTTGGCGGGTTGTTCCGCCTTGCCCCAGAAATCCTGAAGTGGCTGGACAAGAAGAACGAGCGCGCCCATGAGTTGCTGATGTTCCAGCGTCAATGTGACCTTGAAGCCCAGAGGGGCGCCCAAAAGCTCGCCGAGATTGGCGCTCACAGGGAGGCTGCAGTCGATGTTGGAGCGATGGTTGCTTTCAACGCGGCGATCAACCAGCAGACCGAGATGGTGAAGGCGGTAGGCGGATGGGTGGCTTCTCTGTCCGCCAGCGTCCGCCCGGTGGTTACTTACTGGATTCTTGCGATTTGGTCTTTTGCTCATCTCTGGTTCGCCTGGATGAGCTACCGGGTTGGCATGGACCCGATTGACGTCTTCAAGCTGGTAATGAGCGCAGACTTTGCTGCGCTGGTTTCTGGGACCCTGAACTACTGGTTCCTCGACAGAACCCTTGCCAAGCGAGGGCTCTGATGCAGGAGGCGGTGCAGATCGCTGCCGACCTCTGCAAGTTGTTTGAGGGGTTCCGGTCAAAGCCGTACCTATGCCCAGCCGGTGTGCCGACCATTGGGTACGGCAGCACGTACTACGAGAACGGCAACAAGGTCGAACTCACGCATCCGCCAATGAGCAAGGAGCGCGCTGAACAGCTGTTGCTGTTCGAACTGAACCACACATACCTTCCTGGAGTCCTCCGTCAATGCCCAAATCTGCTGCAAGAAAAGCCGGGTCGTCTGGCAGCGATAGTGGACTTCGCCTACAACCTGGGCGTCGGGAGGCTGCAGACGTCCACCCTGAAGCGAAAGATCGTCGCGAAGGATTGGGACGGGGCGAAGGAGCAGCTGATGCTTTGGACCCGTGGGGGTGGGAAAGTTCTTCCGGGTCTCGTCAGACGCAGGTCCGCCGAGGTCCAGTTGATGTAATCCCGAAGTACCCGGTCTACGACCCCAAGACCGACGGGAACGTCTTTGAATGGATCATCCAAGCCTGCGCTCAGATGCGGGCTGCACAACAACTTGAGCGGATCAGTCGAAGACCGCCGAAGGTAATACCCCCTGATGAACGTCAACTACCAAGCCCCTGGTCCGATAACTGAAGCCTTCCATCAAGACAACTCGTTCGTGCGCGGTCTGATGGGTCCTGTCGGATCGGGCAAGTCGACCGCATGCTGCTTCGAGGTTCTGTCCCGAGCCCTGGAGCAAATGCCTGGACCTGATGGTGTGAGGCGCTCACGCTGGGCGATCTGCAGAAACACATACCCTGAACTGAAGTCGACCACGATCAAGACGTGGATGGATTGGTATCAGGACTTGGCGACGATGAAGTGGGACACACCCATCACGTCGAACATCAACATCTCCGACATCGGGGACGGAACGGGACTTGAGCTTGAGGTCATCTTCATGGCGTTGGATCGCCCTGATGATGTCGGCAAGCTGAGGTCCTTGGAGTTGACCGGCGGCTGGATGAACGAAGCCAGCGAGATGGAGAAGGCGGTTCTGGACATGCTGACTCAGCGTGTCGGTCGCTTCCCCTCCAAGCGCAACGGCGGTCCTAGCTGGACTGGTGTGATCATGGACACCAACCCGCCTGACGATGACTCCTGGTGGTACAAGCTGGCTGAAGAAGAGCGCCCGGAAATCTTCCGGTTCTTCAAACAACCAGGTGGTTTGATCCAGGACATGGACCCCAAGTCGCCCACGTACCAACAGTACGTGCCGAACCCGCAGGCTGAGAACATCCAGAACCACAGCCTCGGGTATCAGTACTACTTAAACCAGCTGTACGGCAAGACGGAAGACTGGATCAGGGTCTTCCTGCTGGGGCAGTACGGCACCACGATGGATGGCAAGCCCGTCTATCCGGAGTGGAACGAAAGGGTCCACCTGTCGGAGATGGCGATTACGCCGATCCAGGGGATGCCGATCCTGCTGTCGTTTGACTTCGGTCTGACCCCCGCCTGCGCCTTCCTGCAGATGAACAGTCGCGGACAGCTGTTGGTCCTCAAAGAGTTGGTCTCCGAGGACATGGGCATCCGGCAGT